TCACTATTAAATAATACAGTAACATCTGTATTAATTGCAATATTACTTTGTGCTGAAGATAGTTTAGCGAAAAACGCTGGTTGACTAGGCATAGTTACATGACCATTTGCATCTATATTTAATCTATTAACTTGATTAGTAGCAATTGCGAAATCATTAACTGTAGCACCTTGTTTTATTTCTGGAGCAATACCAGTTATTGATGGAAAAATAATTCTACTTGCTTCAGTAAGTCTAGCGGCATCAAATTTTGTAACTTGTCCAGTACCACCACCGACAACAAGTGCAAAGTGATGAGTAGTTGCTGTTGCAACAAAAGTAAAAGAATGAGCACCAGTACCTAAGTTTACACTGTTAACAGTTTGGTTTCCGTTTGCAGATGTACCTATGTATAGTCTAGAATAACTACCAGCATCTTGTGTGACAATAACAGATGCAATATAACTTCTACCAACGACAAGATTATCTACTTGTTGGTTTGCAAAACCGTTAACACCACTGTTGGGTGTTAGTTGAAGTGCTCCAGAACTAATCGCAATAGTTGAACCAGTTGCAGCCCAACCAGTAGTGTTAGTAGTAAAATCACCATTACTAAGAAGGTTTGTAGTAGTTCCTACACTTATACTTTGTTCAAATGTGGAAGCGCCTGATACTGTTTGTGTACCACCAACTGTATTATTTCCAGGCACCACGAGGTTATGACCAGAACCTAAACTTACATTTCCAGAACCAGCAAGGTTTTCAATTGTATCTACTTTTATTTTTGAGGTCATTGTTTTATCCTATAATACAGTATACATGAGAGTGCCCGAACTAAAAAAGTTGGCATTAATATTAGATGGAGCTAGATAACCATCAGCTGTTGAACCTGTTCCAGCTACCATTGTCCACCATGCAGAGGTAGTACTACCACCACCAAGTTCCATTCCCATACTACTTATGGTTATTGCTAAATTTGTAAATCTATTTACCATAGCTGAACCAGCATTTGATCCTGAGTGAGAAAATGGTAAACCACCAATAAAAAGATAGTTTCCTGTCATACTGCCCTTACTTGATATGGCGAGATTATAATTAGCAAGAACTAAACTTCCAACCTTAACGTATTTGCCATTTTGTGTTGCCATGGTTGCATTGTTACCGCCTAGGTCATGAATAGTTGGATTCCATGTGCCTTCTTCATAATCGTCAAGAGCGTTAGCAGCTGCTGTGTCACCATTAAAAGTAACACCCCCATCATGCTGAATACGAAATCTTTCAGTGAGAGCTGCCCTAGCACCACTACTAGCAGTAGATGTGTGAAAGGTTAGAGCAGAAGCACCATCAGGGCCTATGGCGAGTGATTCCATTTTTGATGTAATTCCAGCGGATGCAGAACCACCATCATTATCTTTGAATTCAATTTTTCCTAAAACTTCACCACCAGCAAGTGTAGTATCTTCATTATCTAAAACTATACCATTTTTTACTCTAACATTTTCAGATTCAAGAGTATGTCCAGTTTCTATCTTAACTGTGTTTGCAGCTGCACCAGATGTTGCCCCTGCTAATGTTGTGACTGTAAGTTTACTCATATCTATACCACCGAAAGTTCGCCAGAGATTGTAACTGTAATTCCATTGGAGATTTCAATATCACCTCCACATACAGCATTCTGATTTGCTGGAATTTCAAAGTCTGTAGTTACCGTCTGGTCATTTAGATAAAAAACTGCATCAGAACCACCACCAGTTGCACCACCACCTACAGATGTCCAATTACCACCGTTGTAACCTTCAAATGCAGTGTCGGTTGTGTTAAATCTTAGCACACCTTGTGCTGGTGAGGCTTCTCTTTGTGCAGTTGTACCTGTTGGAACGTCAATTCCTTCAAGTGCTACACCAACATTATTGGCTCTTGTTAGTGGCATTATTCTTTTCCTTTTAACATCTTTTGTAGTTCAGCTGTTGAACCAACAAACAATGCATTCGTTACATTCTTTGGTGCAGAACTAGGAACTTCTTTTAGTTTCTTCATCTTCTCTTGTAAATCACCAAGTTTCTCTGTTACGTCTGCAACCTGTTTTATTAAATTCCCAGCAACTTCATAGCTTCTAGGGTGTTCTGATTCTCTTGCGAGGTCTAGAATGCCATCAATTGCATCTTGTCCTCTTTCAATCAGATTGTAAAAATTCTCTCGCTGATATTTATAATCATTGTCTATATCCTGTTCATTGTTTTCTGTTTTAGGAACAAGAACAGGTTTTGGTGGCGTTACACTTCTAGTGGTTGTTTCCACAACATCTGTAATACCAAGAACATTATCTAGAATATCAGTTTGATTTGACATTTCATACAATTCAAGACGGTTTTGTAGGCCAAGTCACGTTACCAAGTACACCATCTGTTAAAGTTGGTGATGCACCGTCTGGAAGGTCTCTTAGATTTTTACGATATGTTTTCCAAGCAGCTGACATAGTAACATCACTATTACCCATCCAATCTGTCTCTGCTAATTTTGCATTTCGTTGTTTACGAAGTTCGTTCATAGGTGCTGCATCGTCCATTGCTTTCATTTTGTCTGATATTTGTTTCCAAGTTACACCCCACTTTGAAGTGTCAGAAGTCTCGATTGCAGAACCGTCTGAGTCTGAACCAGTAATCTTTCTAAACATTTCTTTGAAATGGTCTTCAGTAGTTGGCTCGCCACGCAAGACCCACTCTTCAATACCAAGAGCATTTAATGCTTCTGAAGCTGTTGTTGCCATTTTATTTTCTCCTAATTAATAAAATTCTTTCTGTTATTTATAATCGTTTCTATTGTGCGATTTCCCAAAGAGTACAAGTCCATCTATGAGTTGGTGAACCACCACCGCTACCATTATTTGGAAACCAAGTACCACCACCATTTGGATAAATTTCAAAAGTGTGGTCATACTGTCCAGCAGCACCAGCTGTATATGTACAGTTTAGAGGAAGTTCCCAACATATGTCACCAGTTCCATTAGGTTTATAGAGATCACCCCATTGGCCTCTTACTGTAGTTGCTGATCCAGTTGGGCCGCCTTTTATTCTCAACCCCAAATATTGATTGGTAGCGGTTCTCCAAACTCCGCAAGTAAAGTTAATTAAAATTTTACTGTTTGCAAATTTTGTAGTAATTGATTGGGCAGGAATTGGTGAATTTACCCAAGAACCAGAAGCACTAGAACTTTGACTTTGAGTTCCGTTTGTGGTGACAGCTTGAACCACCATATCTGGTGCAACGACACCACCACTATCAGTAACTACAAGTTTTTTACCAGTAGGAAGTGTTGTTGTCGTGGCGTTTACTGTAAGTGTAGTACCATTTATCACAGTAGTAGTAGGATTTAAAGTGATTCCTGTACCACTAGCTGGTTCTATATTATTAATTTTTAATGTTGATGCCATATCCTATTCCTTACTGTGCGATTTCTAATGCATTTAAAAATATCATATTGTGTGGTAATACACCGTTTGATGCACTTGTCCAACCAAGGTATGTAGATCCAGAAGTAGCATTATTTCTGTGCCAAAGTTGATATTCTATTTGACTAGTAGTATTAGGTTTATCTGGGTATTGAATTGAAACTTGATCCCATCCATAAGCACTTGCAGCCCCTTTAGCAATTATACCAAAATTTCTTCCGTCTGAATGAACATGACCTAAATCTGTTGTTGCTCCACCACTAATAACTCTCTTCATTGTAACATAAGAATAATCATTTACTGGCGTTGCCATATTTAATGAACCTGAAATTAATATTAAACTATTTGCATATTTCGGTGTAATTGATATCTTTATACCACTATTAACAAATGATGTTGAAGTTGTAGATGATTGAGTATTACCGTTACTAGAAGTAAATGCTGAAGTTGGGTCATCAAATACAGCTTGTACAACCATCCCAGGCGCTTTAATTGTTTTACCAGTTCCAACTGTAATGTCTGTACCACTTGCAGTTGTTAGATTGTTTACATGTAAAGTACTCATTGTGCAATCTCCATAAGAGTTAAAGTAGAGATTTGGTTCGTATGGCCACTATATGATGGATTATAATACAATGTGTCAGATCCACCTTGGGCAGCGATTTGGAAATGATAATTCGTAGCCGATGTAGTTGCTGGAGAATCTAAAAACTCTTGATTTGCAAATGAATAAATGGCATTGGATGAACTAGCTCTCCAAAATACGTTGTAATCTG